GACTTTTGACGAACCGTTTTCTAAAGTTTCGTACTTAACATTAAGTTTGAGACCACCCTCTTTTTTATGAGATATGCCATCATCTTTAATATCGGAACCATCAATATCTTTACCAAATCTTCCTCCGAATTGTGTCAATTCAAGATTAACAGAACCGTTGCCTGACATTTCAGGAATGTTCATGTCTAATCCAAGTGTCTTTAACTTACTAGCAAGTTGTTCTAATGCAGCTTTAGGATTTAAATACTCTTGATTAGCAATTGAGCCAACAAAACCATTTACTCTCTCTAAAACTTTTGGGTCTTGAATATTATGAACACCAATACTTCCGTCTTCAACAGAATTTACCTCTGGTGTACCAACATTTCCAGCACCGTATTTACCTTGCTTGTAGCCTTCAGCTATATGTTGTTTTAAAGTTTTCATTTTTCTCCTCTACTTATACTTGTCTGATTTTCGCTTTTCGCCATCACTTCTAGCAATCAGACCTTTTGCTTTTAAATGTGCTTTGTCTGTGAAACCAGCCTTACCTGCTTTATATCTTTTCATAGCGTCAGCAGTATTTGGTGCTTTCTCAGCCATTAAGTCTTCTTCAAAGTCATCTAACTCTGTATCTTTAATATGTTGTTTTAAAGTTTTCATCCTTTAGCAACCATTTCTTTTAATGCTTTATCTTTTGCTTCTGCTTCTTTTTCACACACACTAATTAATTTATTAGTTTGTTGTAAAGCGCCGTTTAAAGCATTTAAGTTAGCTTTCATTTGTGTTAAATCATTAGTTAGTTTTGCGATATTATCACTTGTAGTTTTCATATCTTTTTCTAACAATATTTTTTCTTCAAATAACATTTCTAATTTAATCATTATATCTCCTCAAATTACGCTACGGAAAAACCGTTACCGCCAATGATATTCCATTTTGAATTTTTGAATATACACATTACGGTTTCACCTGGATTATTTAATACAATACCTGTTCCACTTGCCACTCTTAAATTAGCAGGTGTAATTGTTACTGCGTTAGCGCCACCAGTTGATACATTTATAATAATTTTAATTTGTCCGTTTGCACCATCGGCTAATGTACATGGAGCATTTGCTGAAGTTGCGTCAACTTCAGTTACGGCACTAGTTACATCAACTGCTGTTGATGTTGAGCCATCTCCTGTTATTGCTTGTGATGATGAATTTAAACCTAACCAAGATGGTATATTATTTACTACATCTTCAGCTGAGATTTTTTTATTGATTGGTGTTCCGCTTGGGTCATCCACTACATGGAATAAATCTACTGCGGCTAGACCGTCACCAAGGTCGGTCAATTGTGTTACTTTTTTGTCTGCCATTTTATCTCCTATTAACCCCTATTGGGGAATGCTACTTGTGCCAGTTGACACAATCACTTTGTTAATATATTTATACAAGGGGCCGAAGCCCCTTGCGTTAGTTATTATTATGCGTCTTGTGAATTAGTTAATGCAACTAAACACTCGTATTGTACTCTTGACGCTCTACCACCAGAACCAGTTGTTTTTAAGTTCCAGCCTACATGAGCAACTGCACCTGATTGAGTTTCTGAGTCTTTAAAGTTAAAAAGACCTATTGTAACTCCAGATATAAAGTTGTCAGCAGTTGTGTCATTGAATAAATCAGTTCTATTCGCATTTGACTTTTCTTTTCTGATAGCCTCTACAGCCCATAATGGTGCTCCAGCAGCTTCATCTACATTCGTCCAACTTGACATATTATTCTCTCCCTATTAAATTGTTAATGGTACTCACCTACGAATTATGTACCACTATTTATAATAGGAGAGGCTAGTAGCCTAGTTTTTTGAGTTGTCTGATTGTATTGGAAGCTGATGTATGATGAATACCTATACCACCCTTAGCGGTAAACTCTCTTGAATTCTTTTCATAATCATCAATTAATATGGCAGGACTTCTATATCCTGTTTGTGCGTAGTCTTTCTTTTGAAATCGTCTGACTAAATTTATTCTATCGTTTGATATACCTAAATTTCTTTTAGCCCATAATGTTTTGCCTGGTATACAAGTAGGGTCCCTTACTTCTTCAACATGAGCAGATAGTATATCAGGATTATACTTTTTAATAAATGACCAGAGTTCTTTTCCTCCAGACATCCAAGGCATTGTAGACCAAAAATCTCTTTTGTCAACTATTGGTTTCCACTTATCTACTTTTGATAAGTTCATCCATTGTTTGATAGGTACACCTACAATTTTTTCTGCGTATGATTTGAAATCACATAGAACACCGTCCATGTCGCAATATATTTGTGGTAGGTTTTTCATAGTGTTTTTTGCCCTTTCATACTAATACTATATCATATTCCAGGACAAAGGCAACAGCTAGCTTGTCGCAGCTATGATTATTTATCGTATTCTACTTTAGGTTCCATCTCAACTTTAGTAGCTTTTTGTGCTGTCATAGTTTGTTTTCTTTTCAAATCTTTAGGGTCATCTTTTTTATTAGGAACCATAGTTTCCATACCCTCATCTTTAGCACTATATTTTTTATCTATCTTATTAAAAAATGCTTTCTTCTCTGCTGGTGACATTGAACCTATACCTTTACCAGCTTTGTCTAGTTCTTTCTTAAACATTTTTTGGTAACCTGAATCTTCTTTGTAACTACCTTGTTTAGCTACAAGTTCCTCTATACTACCTGGTTTGTGTTTTAAATAACTCATTACTTACTCCCTCTAACTTGTTTAGCTAAATCTTTATCAGCACCACCCCATGTACCAGATGATTTAGTAACAAAACTATTTACTCTAGCAAAAGCCCATTGTTGCTGAGAAGTACCTGGTCTATGACCACCTCTCCATGCAGCCATACCTCTATCATATACTTTTTTTAATATTGAATAAGGCATACCTGATTTCTCAGCTTTATTTTTTAGACCTTTGATTTGTTCATATAAATCTTTTGCTGGGTGGTCTTTGTTTTCTATATTTAATTTTTTCTTTACCATTTTAGTTGCAACTCCATATCTTACTGAATCACCTTTGTCTTTACCATATCTATCTCTAAAACTCTTTTTAGGTAAATCATCTGCTTTATCATGTACTTTTTTTATTTGAGATTTTGTTAAGTCTGCTTCGTTCTTTAATGCCTTATCAATCATCTTTGCTTGAGCGGCATGTTTAGCACTAGCACCTTTTAACATATCTTTAACTTTTTTAATTACTTTCTCATCATCTTGATTTAAGTCTTCTATCAATTTTGATATATGAGGAATATCTGCCTGTTTAATTGCTAATTGTGTAGGTATATCCATCTTTTTAATCATTGCTTTTACAGATGGTGTAATATCAGAGGCCTTTTTTTTCATAAAAACCTTTTTAATATTAGCAATTTGTTGAGGATTTAATCTAGGTTTTAGATAATCTGCGTCCTCTTTTTTTAATTTTTCTTTTGCTTTACGCTCTTTTTCTTTTTTTTCAAAATCTTTTTTTTGTTTGTTTAAGAAATCCATATGTCTTTTAAAAGATTTATCATCTTTGGTCGCTTCTTTGACTTCTTCTTTTTTCATTTTATCTCGTAGATGTTTATATGCAATACCAACTTGAAGTAATGGCTCACCTGTTTCAGGATTTACCATTTTTTCAGTTTCTTTTTTAGCAACTTTGGCTTTTTCTGTTTCTGCTTTAACTTTTAGTTTTTGTATTTCATCATCTTTCTTTTCAATTTCAGCCTTTAATTTTTCTTTATCGTCTGATTTTTTCTCGTCTGTTGTTTCAGCATGTTCAGCGTCACCGTCAGGTGCAATATCAGCCTTTTTCATTTTCTTTTTATCTTCTTCATTAATTTCTTCTACTATGTAATCTTCAACTTTAAATTCTTCAGGCACACAATTAGGTACTTTTTTACCACCTTTGTCTTTCATACCAACTTGTTTATAACCTGTCCAACAAGCCTCTGTTATAGGGTCAAATGCGTCTTTATCTTCTTTTCTTACAGGTGGATTATATCTACCCATTTTGTCAATTGTAAAACCTTTTGCTCTTAATTTTTGAGCTTTAGTTTGTAAATCTTGTAATGATTTTGCGTCTTCAAAACCTGCATGTTTACCATACTTACTATATGATATCATAAATGGTTGGATTTTTTCTTCTAGGTCTTCTTTTACCATAGGTCCGTCATGTTGAAGACCTGTGTTATGTTTCTTTTCGTATTCTTTAACTTGTTTGTTTATATCGCTGGCAGTTTTACCTTTAAAAGTTTTATCATCACCGTTTTTAAAAGTTGCCTTCATAGATAATTGTTCACTCATCTTTAATGGTTTCATTAAAGAATAATAACCTGTTTGATTACCAAACATTTTTTTAAATGCTTGTGGTTCTTTTTTTGCAATAACACCCATAACATACTCTCTAGGTGCCGTTTCAGCGTCATATATGTGTTTACCTAACGCTTTGTAATCTTTCTTTTTTAATAACTCTACCGTCTTTTTATACATGTTATAATCCATACTATCTCGTCTAGTATTATTTTTTTGTATTTCAGAAGCGGCAGCGCTTTCTTCTAATTCTTCTTTTACTTCACCTAGAATAGTCTTTACGGTATCAACTGATAGTTTCATTGCCTTTGCAATCTCTTCAGCACTTTTACCTTGACTAAACATTGTGGCAATAGTTTTCATTTTACCTTCTTCTAAATCAAAATCTTCTTGTGTAATCTCTTCTTTAAAACCACCCATAGGATTGAAAGTAGTTACTTTTACGCCCATATTTCTAACTGCGAGTTTAGAAGCTGAACCACTTGATACAAATGGTATGTTTGCTTTAGATAATTTTTTTAGGTCATCATCTTTGAATTTATCCAAGATGTTCATTAATTGTTTTGCTCTAGCGGCGTTGATTGTTTTTCCTTTAAAAGGTGCATATTCTTTTTTAAGAATTGCAATCTGCATATTTGATAGGCCTTCTTCTATAGCCTGCCTCATTGTTTTTCTATATCTACTCATTAGTTGTCTACCTTTGCTCCTGCTCTCCATTGATAACATGACCAGTACCTTGCTTTTGTTTTAGGTCCTGGATTATCGCAATTGTGCCTAGCTCTGAAGCTTTTTCTTCTTGCTGGGTCATCTCTTTTTATACTTAATCCTGTTGTATCGCCAAAAGAAACTTTTTTTACTTTATCACCGTCTTGTACATACACATAAAATTTTTTACTACCACCTCTAATTGGGTCGTTTAATTTTACTTTTTTACCTTGATATTCTGCCTCTTGTATACCTTCTAATTCATGTTCAAAGATAACTTCTTCGCATTTTTTATCAATGTTTTCGTACTCTTTAAAAGACTTCATTATAGTTTCTCTATCATTTTGGCCACTACCTCTGATAGTTTGGCCTTCCATTCTTCTTTATATCGTTCCCTATATTTATTCATTGTGGACTCTGAAGCAGCCCATTCTTTTACATCTTTTTCAGATGGTTTTTCTGTTTCTCTTTCTAGGAAACCTTTAACTTTCTTAATAGGGCTTTTCTGACCAGGTGTCATATCTATTGTATGTTTAGTATATTCTGGTGTTCCCATTTCATATACCTCACCATACATCTTCTTAAATTTAGTAGTATGAATACTTGGTTTAGTCTTAGCACCCTTATCGCCTGGTGCTGGTCTATTGTCATTTTTTGAAGTGTCTTTGTTTTTAAAGTAATCTGCTCTTTTCTTTTTCACATCTTTACTTAAAGTCTTATAGTATTTTTTAGGTTGAGTTCCTTTTACTTTTTTCACATCTTTATCTTGTGGTTGAGCGTCTAAATCCTCTTCAACTTTTGACACAGCTTCAAAACCATAATCAATATTTAAATTATGTTCTCTCATATCTGCCTCTCTATCGGCTGCCACAGGAATACAATCCCATATCCATGCCTTGTGTAAATTATTATTGTTATCTTCTAGTACAATATAGTTTGTACCTTTTCTTTGTACTTTACCTCTAATATCTTCTTTAACATAATCAACTTCATCACCTATATTAAATATTTGGTCTCTGATATAAAGGTCTCTTATTTGTTGTTGTTCAAATTCTTCCATACTTGCTATTGGTTGTGCCTTTTTCATGTAAATATAATTAGCGGCCAACTTCATTCCTTTTCTAACTTGTTTCATAAGTTTATCTGCGTCAACACCTGACGGCAATCCTTTCTTAAAACTAGCAAGGTCACCTTTAGCAGCTGCAGCTCTCATCTTACTTGCACTCATACCTGTAGCGCCTTCAGCATCCGGGTCCCTTTCGCCAGCTGATAATACATTTATATTATCAAAATTGTAATAACCATGTCTTGACTTTACATTATTATATTTGTTTATTATAGTTTCAAACTCTCTAACTCTATCACTACCAACTACCATAAAGATTTCTGTAATGCCTTGTTTATGAAGTTCAGTACAAATATCTAATATCATATTGGTTGTGTTAATAACTATTTTTCTAGCATGTCTAGGAAACATTTGTTTCATAATTGCTAGTTTATCTCTAGCAGATAGTGGATTCTTTTTAGCGTCTTCACTTCTACTTAAATAAATTCTGTAATCATCAGCACGAACACTTGCAACTTTATTAATTAGTTTTTCGTGACCGATTGTAGGTGGATTAAATCTACCAAATGTAAATGCTAATGACTTTCTTCTAGCCTCATGCATTTCTAAATCATCTATTTCTTTATCAGAAACTTTACCATCATCTAATATCTTTTTACATTTCTTATAAAATTTTAAGTAATGATATTTCTCTAACATCTTATAGATAACTGCTTTTGGTAATCTATTCTTAATACCATATTGTCTAATCTCATCTGGCGACATGTCTTTATCAAACGCAGCTCTTCTTTCTGCGTCAACACCGTCACCTATTTTTATAATATCTCTAATACTATCTTCTATCTCATCTAACTTTGTATTAATTTTATCTTGTAGATTTAATACATCATCATTAGTTAAGCCTTCTAATTCTCTGTAATCTATAATATCTCTTTTTAATTCACCTTTAACTACATCTATTTCTTGTACTTTCTTTTCAAAGTCTTTTACATACAAGTTAGGGTCAAAAGTAAACTCTTCTGGTCTCTTAATAAATTTATTATCTTCTATATCAAATACTGCGTCTGCTTTTTTCTCTTGGTCGTTATATGTTTTCATGTCTGTAATGAAATAAAAATTAATAGGATGTTTCGTACCTGGTATTAATTTACCTTGTATGTTATCTGGATTTTTAGCAGACAAATATTTTTGAGATAATCTTAATCTTTCGTCTTCTCTTTTTTCTACTGGTACATCAAACAATACATTAATGTCTAGGTCTGCGTCATCTCTATATCTTTTTGTTAAGATAGAACCTATGAGACCAATTTTTACGACTGGATATTCTGTTTCAAACTCTTCAATCTGTTTATCTATTAATGATTTTACACTATCTTTAATTTTAGGATTGTTAGTATCAGCTTCATCAAATACACCTTTGGCATATGTTCTTCTTGGTATATCTATTACTGCTTCTAAAAAAGTTTTCATCTTCTTCTTAATCTTCTTTCTGTAGCCATCCATCTTTTTGCTGTGTATGACTTAATTTTGTTACTTAATAATCTTCTAACTGCTTTAGAACATCTGTCCATAATTTTAGTTGTTAATTCTTTTTCATCTTTACTATTATCAATAATTACCATATTACCCATACCAAAAGTATTTTGAAATTTACCAATATTACCTTGTACTATAGCATGTGATTTTCTTGTAATATATTCTGGTACACTTCTTTCTCTTCTTTTATTTCTTTCTAACGCAACTTCTAAACTTGTATTAACAAATATCATGTAACAATCATAACCTAATTGTTGTAGTATTGCTTTTTGATTGGCAATTTTATCATAATCTCTACCAGTACCATCAATGACCATACCTAATCTACCTTTAATAGATAAGTCCATGGTTTTATCAGTTGTGCCTTTTGCTCTTGCTCTTAATATATCTCTAGCCTCTGCCTCGTCTTCAGGCATTTTTAAAGATAAACCATTTTTTCTTAATGCGTTTTCAAATGCACTATCTGAATTAATCTGTCTTAAACCTGTGCCACCAAATGCGTTTCTAGTTACAAATGTTTTACCAGAACCTGGACCACCTGCTAAAAAGAAAGCCTTAAATATATTAGGGTCGTATAAACCCTCTTTCAATTCTTGAAATCTTATGTCGTCAAATTGTTTCATCAATTCCAACCTTTAGGCATTGTAAAGTTTTGCCTACTAAATTCTAATCTATCTACAAGTTTAACTGCACCTGCAACTTTATCAACTGCAACATAACCCTCTGGTGCCGTTACTCTATAACCTTTTGATGTTCTAATAAAATTACCAATACTTTGTATCTGATTCATTTTTTGTAATAATGTATTCTTACAATTGCCTAATGTTATATGACTAGCGATTGCAAAATACAACGCTCTTTTATTTCTATCTATAAATCTTAAACCATCTTTTTGTGCTCTAATAAATCTCTCTTTACCTCTTGGTGTTTTTTTTGCGTCTATCTCTGCCTGTAATATATTATTAAAATAATCTCTAAATTGTTCTTGCATTGTTGCAACTTTACCCATACTACTATTAGAGTTTTTAATAAAGTAATTAAAGTAAGTTTTTAATCTAAAACCTACTGATAACTGGTCGCTTGATGTTTTACTCATTAAGTCTAAAATAGGAGCTGCCTTACTTAAAGAGCCTTCAGCCATTCTTATTTGTGCGTCAAATCTTGACAACTCTGATTTAGAAAACATAACAGCAGTTTCTTTATAAGCCGCACTTGCTAAAAATATATTTCTATTAGATGAACCTCTAACGGTACCAAAACTAGCAGATAATTTATCCATAGTTTTACCAGAATAAGATGTATGAAATACAATACCCATTCTTGCTCTAGCAATTCTTTTACCTAAATCACTATTGATTGGTACTGCATATGTTATAGTATTAGGTGTAAATGAAATCATTTTTTCACCATCTATATTAATGGCTTTTAAATCATCTGTAAATAATAAATCACCTTGAAGTATGCCTTTAATATTTAATCTTGATAGATTAGCCAAACATACTTGTAATTTTTTCGCAACAACACCATCATGGTTTTTACGAATATCGGAAGTAGTATAATTGATTTTAGGAGTTTTATTGAATACTGATTTAGTACCAACGAAAAATTTACCGTTTTCAGGATTGACACCACATATAATCGCTGGCGCACCGTCCCACTTTACGGTCATGTTAACACCACCTGAAGCACCTGCTAACATATCTCTAACAGATTTTAGGAAGTTTATAGCATTATCACCACCTTTTGCACCTCTATTGATGATATCATCTTCTAGGTGTTCTAGGTGTGTATTCTTATCTTGGGTCTGAAACCCTTTAAAACTAAACATTTTTCTCTCTCATTTTGTCCCATTATACTATAATTAAAGAGCCTTGGCAAGCACTTTTCAACAAATTCATTAACAAATATACTATTATTTATATTAGGAAACCTTTATAAAATAAGATGATTGGTCAGTATTTGAAGCTGCATACCTTATCATCTCGGTAACCACTTTATTTCTTTGTTTTGGTGTACCATTATAAAAGGTTTCTAAAAATAACATACACATATATTTTGAGGCTTTAAAGTTATTTGTTTGTGTATTAAATGTTTTTATAAATTCTGGTTTTGGTACTAAAGGATAATCTGCCTTTTGAAAGGTATTCTGTTGATTATAAAACTTAACATATAAATCGTAAATTCTATTTACATCAACATTATTTAATATTGTTCTTTCATTCCAATTATTACTTTTACCACCACCTATGTTTATACCTATGTGTTTCATACAATAAAAATTTACATTACCTCCACCAATTTTACCACCTGCGGCTGAAGCACCTTTTATCTCACCTTGCCATGCACTATCACCACTAAAAGTTCTAAACTGAACCTCTTGGCCACTCATGTACATGTAGATGTCTTGTGATGAAAAGAAATCACCAACTTTACCATATCTAAAACCCTCATAACTAATCATAATATTATTAACTCTTTTTGGTAAATTAAACTCTGTTATTCTTGCACTAGGACCTGTTACTTTTTTCAATGATATGCCTAATAGTCTTGTTTTACCACCTAATTTACCTGCTTTTTCTAATACTTGTTGATTCAATTCTGACCATGTAGAATATTTGTTTGTTAATGGATATTCAGTAGTACCATAAGTTGACAACCATATATCGCCTGGATTCCACTTATCATTACTAAAAGAACCTGGCGCTTGAACATTATCAGACCTTTTATCTGCCCTCATAACTTCAGCTTTTGCCTCATAGATTTTTTGCATAAATTTTGAACCTCTATGAAAGTAAACATTACCACTAACTTTGTTTCTATATGTTTTAACTAACACATTTGCTGTCTTAACAAATACATCATGCCAATCTTCAGGACATTTATCCATAGCGTCATATAAATTCATATCTGCTTGAACATATCTAGCCGCTGTTCCTAATTGTTTTAAAGTAGGCGGACTTTTTAATTCTCTACCTGCTACATTAAAAGCATATGAACAATAATAACATTGTGCTGACTCTGCAATTCTAGTTAAATCGGCACCACCACCAGAACCAGCGGCACCACCTCCAAAATCTTTATCTTTAAAGACTTTTAGTATGGATATTTCTTTTAATTTTTTAGAGGCTAATGTGTCTTTATAAACTAAAATCTTTTTAGTTTTATCATAGGTAACACCATAGACTTTAGGTCCTGTTTGTGTTGCACTTAACACAAATGGTTTCTTATCTTTAATTTTAAATAAGACTATACTATGTCTATCTTTACCAGCGTAATCGCCAGCAGACGCATTTTTATTAAAGTCTTTTGTCTGTAAATATGCCATTAATCTCTCCTAAACTATTTAGGAGAGTTTGGCAACTAGTAATTCCAGAGAAATTTAGGTATGCCACCGTTCTCTTGCCAAGCACGGTGTTTGTTTTGAAAGTTAGCTAATTTTTGTGCGTCTTCTTCAAAGAAGTATTTACCAACAATATTATTAGTTGGTTTTTCTAGTACATGCCAGAGTATTTTCTTACCCTCTTTGGCCATTTCTACTTTATATCTTAATTTTTTATCCAATTTATTAGGTCTTTTATCGCCTTTATGAAATCTGACTTTTTGCTTTTTCTTTACCATATCCAACTTATATAAGAGTAACGAATACCTTTTGTTACTGGTTCAACTTTATGAGGATACATGAAGTTACTAGGAAATATAATAATATCACCTTTAGCTAAATCTATTTTTTCGTCAATTAAAACAAATTCACCACCCTCATAATCATTATTTAAAACTCCTAATACACTCAATATTGGTATGCCTTTTCTTTCGCCATCAAACATTGAATGAATATGGTCTGCATGTAAGGCCATCTTTTTATTTTCTGCATACTTATTAAATCTTACATGAGAATAACCTTGATACTTGTCAAACCAAGGCATTCTTAATTCTTTTACATATCTAAATGCTGTATCATCAACTAATTTATTTAAATGATTTTTTGTTGATACATTACCCCAACTCATAGATAATTCTTGTGAGCCACTTCTAGGTTTATATTCATTTGTATTTGCATTATAAAAAGTATGTTCTTTAAAATCTAATTTACTCATTTCAGAAACGGTCTTATCGCATAAATCATTTGATACAACTGACTTATATAATTTAGAAAATGCTTTAACATCTAGGTGTTTCATAGTTTAAAATCACTAAACTTATTGTAAGCGTCCTCTTTTTCATCAACTTGATTAGCGTCAACTATTTCTTGAGCCTTTTGCTGTACATCATACAATCTCATTTTAGACCTGTCAACACCAACAATAAATGCACGATTTATACTAGGGTCATTGTATCTATTTTTTAATTGTTTAACTTTCATCTGACCTAATGCCTCTAACTCTTCGTTTGATATTAAGGCAAACATAAAGTCAGCAGTTGCTGGAAGACCAAAAGATTCAGAGGTATCTTCAAGACCAATATCAGTTGTTC